GGTGAAGTACCCTTATAACCAGCAACATAGAAGTGCTTGACAGCAACGTTAGCAGAGTAAGGATCAACGTAGACCTTGATCTTGCCGTTGAGTGTACCAACCAGTGTGCTGGAGGTGTCATCAACGCCTGCGAGTGCATTGTTACCAGCAAGTGCAGGAGTGTAGTCAAGTACACCAGCCATGCCCAGTGCCGAAGCAACGTCAGCAGAACAGATCAGGATGTTGCCCTTGCCACGACGAGTTTGCTGACCGATAGCGTTAGCATCGCGCTCAATCTGGAACAGAAGTCCTTTGAACTTCTCAACAGACCAGCGACCATTCGAGTCAACGTCAAGGTCGAAGATACCAGCGTTAGCGGTATTGTTCTGAGCACCAGCAACAGCGTTTGTGTATACGGTACGAACGACTTCGCGGTTGATTTCAGCAAGGATTTCTGTACTGAGGATATTGCTCAGTTCAGTTTCTGCATCCAAACCATGAATCGCCTTGAGGTCTTGTGCAAGTTCCAAGCTGTACTCAGCTTTCAGGGCGCGAGCACGAGCGGTTACTGTAACCTTCTCGATGCTGAATCCCATCTCACGGAACTCGCTACCAGAAGTAGCGTCGTCAAGACCTTCGACAGATGCCGTGGTCATGCCAGTGGCGTCTGCAGTCTGCTCATAAGTGCCAGCAGGGCTGTCATTCAGGAGAGCAGGGTTGTTGCCTTCTGCATCGTTGTTAGCAGAGCTAGAAGCACCAGGATCATAGGAGGTGCCAGCACCACCAGAGAAACCAGCGTTAGGCTCGTTGAAGAATGCTTCGTCATATCCACCAGCACCAGCATGACGCTCGGAGCCGTAGTTAGTACGCATTGCGAAGATCAGTCCAGTAGGACCAGTCATCGGTTGAACGCCTGCGATGTCATAGGCGATCAGTTGAGGCATGGAGCGACGGATCAGGCTGATCAGTACAGGGTCGAAACCTGCAACAGGACCAGTTGCTGTGCTGCCACCAGTGTATCCAGTTGTCTGGAGTGTCTCGTTGAGGATTGATGCCTCTTCGATTTGTGCTTTTTCTTGGTTTTCGAGGAGTTGTGCAACGACGCCGCGCTTGTGGGAATCTTGAATTTCAGGACAAGATTCGTGATTAAGAACGGGTGCCCACTTTTCCTGGAGATGTTTGATAGTCATTTTAGTTTCCAGTTTTAAGTAGTTAAGGGTTTACAATTATTTGGACCAGCGAGCGAGTGCATCGACGTATTTCGACATCGAGCCGCTTTCTGTGCTTTCGACAAGGGGTGCCGATGCTTCTTCGGTGGGGTCACCTACAGATTCTGTAAGTTCAGCCTTTCTTGTGAAGTAGGATTCCTTGATCGTTTCGACCTTCTTTTGAAAGTCTTCTTCAGTTTCAAACTCAACACCCTCTGCTAGTTGATGAAGCCTTTCCTTTTGGGTTTCAGCAAGACCAGTAGCGCATTCGTTCACAATTTCCATTTTAACAAACTCTCCAATACGCTTGTTAAGAGCGATATTCGAGTCGATTTGTTCGTTGAGCTTAGTTTCCATTTCATCAATTTCACCTGCCATTCCATCTAGCAGGTTGAATTTCTCCTCAGGCACAGTAAAGTTGTGCTCTAAGAAGAGACCTTTTAGACCGTTGAAGAAAGACTCTGCCATCTCAGTCTTAATGCCATGCTCGATCTGGAGAGCGTTCTCTTTCATCCAGGATTCGGCGGCATAAGTGAGGTAATCGTCTACCTTCTCGGCCAATTCTGTTTGAATCTTTTCGACTTCTTCAGTCAAGGTAGATTCAAATGCCTCTTGCAATGCAGTAACTTCAGCATTAACCTTAGAGGTCACTGCTGCTTCAAAAATAGTTGCTGCTTTCAAACGGAACTCTTCTGAGAGTTCTTCACCAGCGACAAGAGCGTTAACATCTTCAGTAAAGTCGTACTCGGTTTCAGCGAGGACTTCTTCGCCATCTTCCGTTTCCTCCATTTTTGCAGATGCGCCACTTGGTTTGGTGCTAGGGACAGGTGCTTTGCCTACTGACTTAGCAGCAGAAGCTCCTGCATTTTTGGTGCCCTTTGCACCTTCTTCGGAATCCGAAGTAACATCAACTACTTTAGGTGCTCCACCGCCAGAAGAATCCATCTTCTCGCCAGGTTTTGCATCTTTAGTAACTGCGTTAGAACCTTCGGTCACTTGATCCATATTATCTAACTCTTTATCGAGTGAGGTCTCAGCCATTTGTTTGAACTCCGTTATGCATTAGCGTTGTCTTTATTTATTTATAAATTACAGACTCTTAAGAAACTGGGAAAACGCGGAAACTTTTCGTTCCTGCAAGTTAATAAGAGTTGCTTGGTCAATTTGGGTTTTAATTTGAGCAATCGCAGCCTCTTTGAGGATGCCATTATCCCAAACCCATTCTTTACCTTCCATAATACCGTCAACAAATGCGTCTGGAGCAGAAGGATCTGCTACAATATCTGCAGCAGTGGCAAGCATAAAGTCGTCTGCAACAACGCTGCAGCCTTCTTTTTTAATCAAAGAACCCATACCTCTAGAAGAAACGCCAAGTCTGACGCCTTCGTCTAAAAGATTCTTTGTAATGTTGCCCATAGGAGTATCAAGAATTTTTGCTCTACCAATGAAGTTGTTTCCATCTTCTTTGAGAGATTCAATCTTATGTGATACTCTATCCAAGTTGATAGAAGGACCATCAGGATGACCTAATTCACCAAGAGCACGCCCTTTGCGAATGTAGTTCTCATCGTATTTAGCAACTTCGCGTTGTAAAGTTTGCAACATGTACTTGCGGTTGTTGCGATTTTCTACTTCGGCTTGCAAAAAGATACCTTCAATAAAGTGATTCCTTTTGCCATCTTTCTCCTCACATAGAAAATCTACCTGAGTAATTTCTTCAGCTATCAGTTTCATTTTCTTCTTCGGGGGTATCTTCGGGTTGTTGTTCGGCAGATGCCTCAGTAGCAGTAGTATCCACTTCTACATCTTCGGGTTCAATGTCAGTATTATCTGGCATTGATGCAGCAATTTCATCTGCAGAATCTTGAGCGGTATCATCCAATTCAAAACCTAAGTTTTGTGCCAATGCAATTTTATGTGCCTGAATGACATCATATGAGTGAGCACTTAAAGCGTCATTGATAGAATCAATTGCTTTAGATTTATCGTCACTATAAATTTGTTGTACAATTTGTTTTGAAATATCACTTGGCATAATAAATTTCCTACTGATAGTATTATTTAGTTATTTAAAATTCTCCTCTTCTAGCATCACCTGGTTGAACTGCGGACTCTTGCTCATTAGGTGCTACTTCTGCTGCTGGTGCTCCTCCGCCTTCATCGCCAGCAGCCATAGCGGGATCCATTTCTGCATTAGGATCAGCAATAAGACCTGCTTCCATTTCAGAGGCGATTTGTTCATCGATTTCTTTAATCTCAGTTTCAGTTTGTTTCAGAACTTGACGACGCATATAGTCTAAGGAGAAATACTTGCCAACATAAGGATCCATAACGTTGACTTGATTCATACGCTCATTACGGATTTCAATTTCTTTGAGTTCCGTGAAGTAGTTATCTGCAATAAAGTCAAACTGGATATGCTCTTTCAGATCTTCCCACTCTTCAAGCGACATAACACCTTTAAGAATGAGTTGCGTCTTCAAAAGATCGGTAAAGAGTTCAGAGAAACGCTTGCGAAGACGAGCGATAAACTTCTGGAACTTAACTTCGTCTCTAGTAATCTCAGCAGCACGACCAATGTTAAATGTGGTCTCTGTTTCTAAACGTGATCCAGGAACATTGAGTGACTTATAAAGTTTCTTTTGGAAATACTTTACATCTTCAAGTTCACCAAGATTCTGTCCACCAGGAAGTGTGGAGATTTCTGTGCCACGACCACCTTCACGTCTAGGCAACCAGAAGTCTTCCATCATGGACATAAACTTCTTGTCGTCTTTGATCTCACCAGTGCTTGCATCGTATACCAACTTGTTACGATAGCGACCCATAACTTCG